GCCTTGGGTGCACAGATAAGAACCGATAGTAGTGGCGTGACTTCTTATTATCCAACAGGTCAAGATATTGTTTCTGTAACCAAAGTTTACGCTGCCGACAACCAAGTCGGTGACTATATGTTTGACCTTCGTTATCAGATGACCTTATTTGACTTCTTTGGTCTTTATTTCAATCAGTCTGGTTATCCATCTGCTCCCATGGCCGCATACATGGAAGCAATGTCTTATGTAAAACTAATCAATGATGTCTTTAATTATCCAATGTCTTATACCTTTACAAAGACAACACAAAGACTGTTTTTGGATACAGATTACAGCAATTTGAATGGAAAAAACTATCTTCTTATTGAGGCTTATGTAAAAATAGATTCTGACAAATTTGATAGGGTTTGGGAAGACAGAATATTTAAAAAGTATTTTGCAGCATTGCTTAAGAGGCAGTGGGCACAAAACTTAATGAAGTTTGCTGGAGTCCCACTTCCGGGTGGTGCTCAATTAAATGCCCCTGCAATAATGCAGGAAGCAATGAAAGAAATTGCAGAAGTCGAAGCCGAATTGCTGAAGGTATATGAACTACCAGTAGATCCATTGATCGGTTAATACATGGCAATAAACCCTTATATCAATCTTACATCATACACCTCAGAACAAAATCTTGTTGAGGATATCACTGTAGAATTGATTCAAGGGGTTGGACAAGATTGTCTTTATGTTCCAAGAAAAGCACTAAACATAGATCGTTTGTTTGGTGAAGATCCTACATCTTTTTTTGAAAAAGCATATACTCTTGAAATGTATATTCAATCATACAAAGGATTTGAGGGGACCGATGTAATAACTCAATTTGGAATTGAAATCAAGGATAAAATTTCCTTGCTTATGGCCAGAAGACGATTCCGAGAACAAGTTACTGTTGCAGACCCAACCATCACTCGTCCACGCGAAGGAGACTTAATATACTTTCCTCTGTCAAAGTCATTATTCGAAATTAACTTCGTAGAACACGAAAACCCCCTATACCCGTTAGGTCGCTTGTATTCATACCAGATAACGGCAGAACTCTTCACATACAGTTACGAAAAGATTACAACTCCAAGTCCTGCCGTAAATTCACCTTACACATCTACATTTGGATTCTCCGGTAGCACTATGATTCCTTTGAATAACATTCTTGGAACAACGGCTGGTATTAATGACATTTTGGATGAAGAGGCTGCAATTTACGAATTTGACTCAAATAACCCAGCAAGCAATTGCGACTCATAAAGGTAAACAATGTTTGGATATTATTACAACAAAAGTCTCAGAAAACTGGTGGTTGGATTCGGAACATTGTTCAACAACATTTATGTTTCGCATGACAATGAAACTGGTCCAAATACTACATTAAGAGTTCCAATTACATATGCTTCTCAAGAAAAATTTATTCAACGCCTTTTAAATCCCTCATCTATCACAGATGGAACCAGGATAGAAAATCAATTACCAAGAATAAGTTATCATGTAAACAGCATTGTACCAGATCCATCAAGACGGCGTGCTCGGTTTTCTTCAGCTATTGCTTTATCTCCAAGTGGTGCTGGTTGCAACAATACTGGAACGCAAATAGCAAATGAACAACCAGTAAATGTCGGAATAAATCTTTTTGCATATACACGCCACATAGATGATATGCTGCAAATCGTGGAGCAAATTATTCCTTTCTTTGTGCCAGACCATATCATCAAAATTTCTTTGACTGATTCCGGTGATCCAATAAACATTCCGATTGTTATGGTATCCAATAACCTGACTGATAAATATGAAGGAGATTTCAACAGCAGAAGATTGCACATAGCATCTTTTAATTTTGTTGCAAAATCTTACATCTTTGGTGGTGTCTCAAATGTCACCACAATTAATCAGGTTGCTGAAAGCGTTGATTTTACATTAGATTAAACATGAATATTAATAAAAATTTGGCAAAACTTTTTAATGTCCCTGAAGGACAAAATAGTTCTTTGGATAAACCACCCCAATCAGGTGGAACCTTTGATATTGCTAATTTTCAAAAAGATTATGCACTGGTTCAAGATAATTTGAAGTCTCTTATTGGCAGTGGAAATATAGCCTTGGAAAGTGCTTTGAAAGTGGCCACAGAATCCGATAGTCCTAGAGCCTTTGAGGTTGTTGCCATTCTTTTAAAGACAATGTCTGATCTAAACAACAATGTGCTGGATGTGCATAAAAAAGCAAAGGATACAACTGGTACAAAGATTGAAGTCAAGCAAACAAACAATTCTGTCTTTGTTGGGTCTACCAAAGATCTGCAAAATTTGATAAACAAGGAAAGAAGTACGGATAAAGATATAGTTGAGGCTGAGGTTGTGAATGAACCGAAACAACAATAATCAGGGATATAGAAACAATTCAAAACTCAAACTCCCAGGTGTGGAAATGCAATACACCAAAGAGGAGTTTGAGGAATATGTGAAATGTGCAAACGATCCTGTTTACTTTTGTGAAAAATACATAAAAGTAAAAACTTTGGATAAAGGTGTTGTTCCATTTAAACTTTATCCATATCAGAAAAAATTTATAAACGAATTGCATAAAAATAGATTTGTAATATCCAAGTGGCCTCGCCAGTGCGGTAAGTCTACATGTGTGACCAGTTATATTTGCCACTATGTCACTTTCAACCAAAGCGTAAACGTTGCAATTCTAGCAAACCGTTTGAAGACGGCAAAAGAGGAATTGTTCTCCAAACTTCAACTTGCTTATGAAAATTTACCACATTTCCTGCAACAAGGAGTCGTAGAATGGAATAAGACGAGTTTTAAATTGGAAAACGGCTCCAAGGTCATGTGCGACGCTACATCGTCTACAGCGATCCGTGGCGGCTCATATAACCTGCTCCTGTTGGACGAGTACGCCTTCTTGCCGAGCCATGTAGCAGAAGAATTCTATACATCCACATACCCGACCATTTCGGCTGGTACAACCACCAAACTTATCATTGTTTCGACTCCAAATGGAATGAACCATTTCCATAAACTTTGGGTGGATGCTAATCGAACTACAGGTCATAAGTTAAAAAACATGTTCGTTCCGGTTGAGGTGGGTTGGAGAGAAACCCCAGTCAGTCCCGGAAGCCCCAAATTAAGAGATGATGAATGGGCCGCTGAACAAATTGCAAACACAAGTCCAGAACAATTTGAGCAAGAATATGGATGTAGTTTCTTGGGCTCTTCCAACACTCTTATATCAACTTCAAAATTGAGTGTCTTGGCACCAGAAGAATATTTGCAAGAAGATAAAGAAGGTTTGCGAGTATTTGCAAAACCAGAAAAAGATCAAATTTACTTCTTGCAGGCTGACGTTTCTCGGGGTCAAGGCTCTGACTTTTCGGCATTTACACTGATTGATGGAACATCAGCACCATATAAAGTTGTTGCTTCGTTCAGAAACAACACAATCAGTCCATTCAATTTTCCTACGATTATCAAAAAAATATGTGAGCAGTATAACAATGCCTATGCTTTGATTGAAACAAATGACATTGGTGGTCAGGTTTCTTCTATTCTTTACAACGATCTGGGCTATGAAAATGTATTGATGACTCGTATGATGGGAAGAAAAGGCCAAATGCTTTCCCAAGGATTTGCTTCTGGAAAAAGCGAAATGGGTCTTAGAACCACCACACAGACTAAAAAATTGGGATGTGCGATTCTAAAAAGACTAATAGAAGAAGACAAAATTTTATTGAACGATGAAAGAATAATTTCTGAATTATTCACATTTGTATCAAAAGCCAATACATACAAGGCCGAAGAAGGTCATAATGATGACTTGGTAATGTCTTTGGTGTTCTTCGCATGGCTTTCAAGGCAAGAATATTATGCTGATTTGATCGAAAGTGCAAAATTTAATTACGAAGAAGCACAGAAACCTGAAGACGATAATGTGCTTTTTATGATGGACAACAAGGATGAACTGGATGACAAAGAGCCATTTTCTCAGGGAGGAGTGGTTTGGTATCCCACATGAAATTCTAAATATTTTAGATAAAAAGGGACATCATGCGATCACTCAGTTCATTTATTAGCTCAAACCAATATAACAGAGAAATAATTTCAGTTCCATTTGTTGGGGCAATGCGTACTGGAACGGGCTACAGAGCACCACAATTCAATGCAGATGGTGTATGTTTTGATCCGGGTGGTTTGTTTGGTTGGCTAATTTATGCAAGAACCGCATTTACACCTGCGAAGGGTCTCACAACCGATACCTTTGTTGCCTATACAAATCCTTCAGATTTGGTTCAAGATTTAAATCGACTGGGTGGTGTCACAAATGCATTGTTATATCCTAATCTATCAGGTGGAACTTGGTCGTTTTTCAAAACAGCAGATTCAACTACAGTATCACCTACAGAAATTGGAAATCAATTTTTGAATGCAATAAGTTATTTGGCATACGGTGGTACTCTGGTCCTTGCAGGTCAGGTCGCTGGATTCAACAAATATCTTCAAGACAATCCTACTTCTGCATTTGATATTGCAATAGACCCCATAATAGACTCTAACATGGTTTCTTGGGTTACAAGTCAAGAATATATCACAGGAATTTTCTCATCTGGTCCCGATGCAACTGGTGTTAGTGGTGCAGGATACACAATGGCAAATTTTGCTGCAACCATTGGATCACTTGCAAATGGAATGACCCAAGGAATTAAATATTTTAGTGTTTTGGGTTTGACCACCAGAACAATAGATGTCCCCCTATTACAAGCCAATTCAAAAATTACTTATACAGTACCTTCAACATCCGATGTTGCAGGATTTTTTGCTAGATCCAAAAATAGAAATGAATTGTATTTGACTGTTGCTGGCTTGGATCGTTCGACTGTATTGAACGGAGATGTCATCAATCCAATCAATTGGTCCAACCCTCTCAAGAACAACCTCAGATCAAACAAAGTCAATTTTTTTGTCAATGCAAATGAAAAATTCTTAGGCGCAGACTTGGTTGGTGCCACTGCTGCCGCGAATGGAATCGTAACAGTTGATGATAGAATCGGTCCAGCAAAATTGAAACTTGCAATAATGCAAGCAATCAACAATGTTGCCTTCAAGTATGTCTTTGACATCAACAATGCAACTACAAGAGATCAAGTTACAAGTGAAATTCAAACGGCGATTGATCCATTCAATCCCTATCTGGATACAACTAAGACTGAAATCGTGTGTAACGGAACTAATAACGAAGACAATTCCAGCACACTTAATATTGATGTTGTTGCTAAACCGATTATCGGTACAGAATCCTTCTTGCTTGAATTCAGTTACACACAATAATGGCAAATACGATTTCAGATTTCAAAACAAACTTTAATGGTGGGACAAGACCCAACCGTTTCACTGTTTTACCTCAGTGGCCTGCTGGAATCGCACCACCACTAACAGATGCTCGTTTCAAGATTGTTTCGGCTTCGTTGCCTTCTGTCACGGTGAACACAATCAGTGTTCCATACCGAGGAAGAATTGTCAATTTCGCTGGTGATCGTCAATACAGTCCGTGGATCATCGGGGTCTATGATGATGGAAATTCTCAAAATCTTTGGCGTGCCTTTCAAACTTGGAAAGAACGATTAGACGGACACTGGACCCATGAAGTTCATCAAAATGATTATTCTTACCGAAATCTACAAACCACTTGGCAGATAGACCATTTGGACGTAAACAACAATCAAGTTTTGAGAAGAATTTGGCTGTACAAATGTTGGCCAAGCGTTGTAGGTGAAATTAGTTTGGATATGGGTCAACAAGAATTCGTTTCCTTTTCCGTCACATTGACATATGACAACATCAAAATTCAAGGAATGTAACATATGTTAAATGAATTCAAGACAAACTTCTTTGGTGGAACCAGATCAAACAGATTTTTGATAACTGGTAATATTCCATTTGCAAACCGCACATTCACCCCATATCACGTCAGAGCAACCATTCTTCCCCAAGTCATGTCAACTACGCTTACATATGACTTTTTTGGTAGAAAATTTCATTATCCCGGTGAAAAACAATATGCCACTTGGGTTTTTACTGTTCTTGACGATACTGGTGACAAAAATCTTTGGCATGCATTTCAAACTTGGCAAAACAAAATAAACAACAATGAAACAAACGTATCTTCATTGATTAATCAATCATCAACCTACAAGGCCAATAACTGGACCGTAAATCATTTGGACATGAATGATGAAAATGTGCTGAAGACTTTTATTCTATATGGCTGTTGGCCAACACAGGTTGGCCAATTGAGCCTAAATATGAGTGCCCCCAATTCATTTGCATCATTCCAAGTAATGATTGTATTTGATCAGATGGAAATTCAGAGTTACGGCCAGAGAATAACAAATAGGTGATAAATCATGGAATTAGAATTATTTGGATTTGAATTCGGCAAAAAAAGAACCCCAAAGCAGGAGAGAGAAGAAAAAACTCTTCAATCTTTCACTGCTCCAGAAATTTATGATGGTACCGTAACCGTAGAGGCTGGTGGATTCTTTGGAACAGCGCTGGATTATGCAGCATCGATGCGCGATGAAAGTGCATCTGTTGTTCAATACAGAAACATGTCGATCTATCCGGAAGTTGACAATGCAATCGATGAAATCATCAATGCATCAATTGTTTTGGGTATGGACAGAAGACCCGTCAAACTTGATTTGGCAAATCTTCCTGTATCGGATGTAATCAAGAATAAAATTTACAGAGAATTTGACAGAATTCTTCATTTATTGGACTTCAACAACAAATCATATGAAATCTTTCGTCGTTGGTACATCGACTCAAAGATTTATTACAACTTGGTAATCGACAAGGAAAGACCAACAGACGGAATCAAGGAGATTATTCCCGTTGATCCCCTGAAAATCAAGAAGATTCGCAAGGTAAAGAAAGAGATGGAACGAGTCGAAGGACAGTCCATTTCCTTGATCAAGGACATCGAAGAATATTATCTTTACACAAATACTGACAAAGAATCATACATGTTGACTGGCCCCGGTGGTCTTCAACTTTCCTTGGACAGCATCGTATATGTTCCTTCAGGTATCGTGGATCTCAATACAAAGCGTGTTCTTGGTTATCTTCACAAAGCCATTCGTCCTCTGAACATGTTGAGACAACTAGAAGATGCTCTTCTAGTTTACCGCATCGCTCGCGCACCTGAACGCAGAGTGTTCTACGTTGACGTAGGACAGTTGCCAAAGCAAAAGGCCGAGCAGTACATGCGGGACATGATGAGCCGCTTCCGCAATCGTGTAATCTACAATCAAGCAACCGGAGAAGTTCGTGACGAAAGAAACCATCTTTCCGTGCTTGAGGATTACTGGCTTCCTCGTCGTGAAGGTTCAAGAGGAACCGAGATTTCGACTCTTCCGGGTGGACAGGCCATGTCCCAGATTGACGATGTTGATTACTTCAAGAAGAAACTATACAACTCTTTGAATGTTCCGATCAGTCGATTGACTTCTGAATCCACGGGATTCAACATGGGCAGATCTGTTGAGATCACCAGAGAAGAAGTAAAGTTCTACAAGTTCATCGACAGAATTCGTCATCATTTTACAAAATTATTCTCTGACATGCTTCGTGTTCAGTTGCTCCTAAAGGGCGTCATCACCGATGACGATTGGCGTGAACTGAAGGGTGATGTCAATTATGTCTTCAACACAGACAACTACTTCTGGGATCTCAAGGAAGCCGAAATTTTGGCCGAGAGACTGAAAATGATTTCGTTTGTCGATCCTTATGTCGGAAAGTATTTCTCATCCGAATACATTCGCAAGAACATTCTTCGTCAAACCGAGGAAGAAATGCGAGTCATGGACAAGGCCATGGAAATTGATCGTCAACGAATGCAGCAAGAACAATTGGCAATGATGGCTCAACAACAGGCACAGATGGCGCAAGAAGAACCGCCAGCAGAAGGATAAACATGAATATCGCAAAAACACTTCTCAAAAATGGCATCAAAGAAATGATTTCCGATAATGAGGAATATTTCAAGCAAAACATCGAACAGGCTTTGGCAGTAAAGTTGAATGATTCGATTGCCTCAGTGCGTGAAGAGGTATCAAACCGCCTTTTTGAGAAAACAGAGACAACGGATGCAACAACCGAATTAAATGCTTTTTTGCATTTTATTGAAAATTTTGAACCCGGAAAAATAATTTTAAAAGATCAATCTCTTATAAATATTACTGAAAATGAAAAGGAATTGATCAAAAGTTTGTTTGAGTCATTGAATCCAGAAAATAGAAAGCGAATGACCAAAAAAATTTTTGAAAACAGTGAATCTGTAAGACAACACATTGAATTCGCCAAACAAACCAGGAACTTACTATGAAAAATGAAATCAGAGAGTTAGTAAAAAACGCCATTCAAGAAAATGCGGTATCTTTCAAGGAGAACACATCAAAAGTTCTCTATGCAAAGATTGGCAGCAAACTTGAAGAGCAATACAAGACCGTTGCAAAAAATATCCTAGGAACAAACAATGAAACTGATAACGGAACTAACTGAAGATATCAAGTACATCAAGGAAAACATCGGAAACGGTGAAAAGACATATTTCATCGAAGGTGTTTTCATGCAATCTGATGTAAAGAACCGCAACGGCAGAGTCTATCCAAGCGGCATACTCAAGAAGGAATGTGGTCGTTATATTACCGAGTATGTTGAAAAGGGCCGTGCAATGGGAGAATTGAATCACCCAACAGGCCCAACAGTCAACCTTGACCGGGTTTCTCACATGATCAAAACCCTCCATGAAGATGGCAAAAATGTTTACGGAAAGGCAAAAGTCCTTGACACCCCAATGGGAAGAATCGTCAAGAACCTGATTGATGAAGGTGCTCAACTTGGTGTTTCCACCCGTGGAATGGGTTCACTTCGCGCCAAGAACGGTTATCAAGAAGTTCAAGAAGACTTCATGCTTGCCGCAATCGACATTGTTGCAGATCCTTCGGCTCCAAATGCTTTCGTCAATGGAATCATGGAAGGCAAGGAATGGGTCTTTGAAAACGGAATGTGGACTGAAAGAGATCGTGAGCAATCCGTCAAACTCATCAAAAATTCTTCCAAAAGAGATCTACAAGAAAACATTGTAAAGGTCTTCAATAACTATTTCAAGAAATTGTCATGATCATCCGAGTTCCCGACGATACCAAAAATTACATGGCTGAGTTGCTTGAATCAAAAATTCAAAGCAACAAAGATGAATGTCTTTTTGAGAACATTCGGGAATACCGCCAAAAATATATGGCGGAAGATAAAGATTATGTCAATAAAATGACTAGTTTTGGAAATTTAAAAACAACAGGATCCAACAGCATAAATCCAACTGCAAATTTTGGAATTGGTGGTGGAACCGGATTCCGCAAAGTTAAAAAAGATCAATATAAAAGCCCATCAATAGAAAAAACAAAAAGAATAATGTTTGGAGACAGTGATGATGAGGATGCTATGTGGGGTGGGGCTGGAATGTATGCTGGGGGTGCATTGGCAGCATGGCTTGGTTCAATGGCTGGGAAAGTTGGTGGAAAATTAGGTTCTATGGCCCAACAATTGGGTGGACAAATTGAAGATATTACTAGCAAATCTTTAGTAGATGCACAGGTTGCAGAAGTCGGAAGAAATCAAATGCTTCTTCAAACAAAAGGAATGGGAAGTCCTTGGGTTCCAATTTATCTTCCTGGAAAGAAAAAAATCGACAGAAGAAGTAGACAAGAAATGGAAGATGAAGAATTAGGTAAAAAAATTCGAAGTACTGAAATAAAACAAAAAGCAAGAAATTTAAATATACCATAACATTGAATATTTTTAGAGTATAAATAATTTTACACTTAAGGATCCTTTTAATATGACAAATAAGAAACAAACTATCTCAGAAGCCGCCATGCAAGCCATGGGTCTAGGCGATTACGATGCAACCGGCAGAGGTTCCGTCGATGGAACAGGAAGGGGCTCAATGACTGCTCCTCCCGTTGCCACGGGCGCTGTTGCCGTTCCCGGCGTTCCTGCTCCAATCGTTCCCAACTCAATGGGTATGATGGGTAAGGCCGCGCCAGCAATGTCTGCTCCTGCTCAATCTTCCGGAGAGGAAGAGGAGACAGAGGAAACAGAAGAAGAAGAAGAAGCCACCGAAGTCGAAGAGAGTGTCGAAGATCAAGAAATGATCGCAGAAGCCCGCGCACAATTCCGCGCTGCTCTTTCTTCATTGCTTGGTGAAGAAGTCGCTTCAGAAGAACTCGTCAGCAAACTAGAGGCAATCTTTGAAGCCGCAGTCAATGACCGCGTTGAAAAGTCTGTTTCTCACATCGTTCAAGGTGTTGACGGCAACGTCAAGGAATACCTTGAGAACGTCACCGAATCACTCGTAGAGAAGGTAGATGACTATCTTGACTACGTAGTCGAAGAATGGATGACAGAGAACGCTGTCGCCGTTGAGCAAGGCATCAAGACTCAAATTGCCGAGAACTTCATCAGTGGTCTAAAGAATCTCTTTGAGAACCACTACATCGACGTTCCAAACGAGAAGTACAATGTTCTTGATGAACTTTACGGACAAAACCGTGAGTTGGAAGAAAAACTCAACGAGGCCGTAAATGTCAGCATCGAACTCAAGAAGCAAGTCGAATTGACTGAATGTGCTGGAATCTTTGTCGCTGAGACAAGAGACCTTGCAGACACTCAAATCGCCAAACTTCAAAACCTAATGGAAAACGTTTCTTTCGGTTCAGTTGATGAATACCGCGACAAACTCACCGCCATCAAGGAAAATTATCTAAACACCGCAAGTCGCGCTCCAGTTCAAGCCGTTGAACCTGAGCAAACATTTGCACCAGTCAAAACTGCCCCGACTACCCTTGTAGAAGGTTACGTCGGTGCGTTGGGTAGACTTAATAAAAGAGTCTAAAATTCACTATTACTAAATATTTTTACTCACAGGAGAAAACACTAAAATGCAATTCGCAGAAAATACACCATATGACGTTTTAACAGAAAAATGGGAACCCGTGCTCGGCCACGATGCACTCCCCAAGATTCAAGATGACTATCGCAAGAAAGTCACTGCCGTCCTTCTAGAAAACCAAGAGCAATCTCTTCGTTCACAACACTTGACCGAAGACATGGGCTCCAACAACTTGGGCATGCCCACATCATACACCAACACACCATCTGTTGCTGGTTATGATCCCGTGCTCATTTCGTTGGTTCGTCGTTCCATGCCAAACTTGATGGCCTATGACATCTGCGGCGTTCAACCAATGACCGCCCCAACTGGCCTCATCTTCGCCATGCGCGCCAACTACGCCCTACAAGGCAATCAACCTGGTTCTTATGCCAGCACCGTTGAAGCCATGTTCCAAGAGCCACAAGCCGCATTCGGTGGTTCGGGTTGGACCTATGATGCTAAGTTTAGAGACAGCCAAGGTCTATCCGCTGGTTGGAACTATGCTGCTACAGCATCTGCTGCGTACAAGGCTGCAGGAGCAATCAATGCTCTACGTGGTATCTTGACTGCTCAAGGTGAAGCCATTGGCAAGACCAACTATGGTGCTGCTTCCTACGGCACATGGAACCAAATGGCCTTCTCAATCGACCGCGTTGCTGTCCAAGCAAAGACTCGCGCTCTAAGCAGCAACTACACAGTCGAATTGGCTCAA